CCTGCGGGTGCCGTGCCCCCGCTCCAGCCACCGGGTGACCTGCTTTTTGGACACGGGCTTTCCCTTCCAGGTATGCTGCGTTTCCTCCACCCTGGGCTGGGCCGTCCCTTTTCCGGGAGAGAGGGCCGCATAGCCGCCCTTGCTGCCCACCCGCAACTCCTGCCAGGTGCGCACGGTGCCCTTGGCCCCATCGGCCAGCTCCGCCGCGCCGATTTGCGCGTTGAGCTCCCTCTGGACGGCCGCGCCGGCCTCTTCCACTGCCTGCCGCCGTGCGTCCGGCACTGCCTGGAGGAGCTCCTCCCAAAAGCGGTTGAACCGCTCCAGCCGCGCCCGGTCCATACGCGCCGTGCTGCTCACAGGTCCACCGTCCTTCCGATCTCATACTCGTTTTTAAATTCATCCAGCTCGTGGGGCGCCAGGATCTCCCACAGCGCCCCACGAGCCTCTACGAGCCCGCCGGGCGGGAGGGTGACGGCCTTGGGCGTCACCAGAACCAGCCCCAGCTCGTTGACTGACATGGGCCACTCCTGGCCGTGCCGGACATACTTCTCGGTGAGCACCCCCGGAAAGGTCTGTACCACCGCCTCCCGCTCCGCCATCTGCCGCACCGTGTCCACCTTGACCACCGCCGCGTCCACCTCCAGGTGGTTGCGGCCCATGGGCACGATGGAGGTCAAAAACAGGTGGGTATCGCCCCAGCGGAGGGCGTGGTGGAGGGTGAGGGGCTGCCGCCGCACGATCACGGCGGCGTCCCTGGCCCCGATGCCCACCTTGGAAAACAGGTTGGTTTTCGGCTGTAACGTGATGGAGGCCCAGGTCCGCCGGGCGGGCACCCACTCCCATACGCCGGGCGCGGTCTCCCGCAGCTCCAGCACCTGAACCGGCTGATTCAGCTTCCCGGCATCGATGTAATCTGCCATTGCCTCACACCTCCCCAGCCCCGGATGTGTCCAACTTGGACACATCCGGCTCCGTCAGCTTGAGCTGGGTGAGCAGGCGCCGGAAGGCCGGGTTGTCATTGACAATCGTGCCGGTTATCGTGGCCTCCCGCAAGTCGAAGTCCCGCAACACCATGAAGTTGACGCACAGGTCGTACTGGGCCCGGCGGGGGGTGCCCTCCTCCGGCTCAGACACCCCCGCCTGCTCCAGGTAGCCCACCGCCGCGTCGTACAGCCCCTCCAGGGTGAGCAGCTCCTCCGCGGTTGGCTCCTCGATGCGGCAGTAG